TCACTTCTTCAGTTTCATTCACTTCTTCAGTTTCTGTTACTTCGTCACCTTCCATTACGTGGTCAGCATGTGCATTACCTTGTGCTTCAGTTTTTTCTTTAGCTGGCAATGCTTCTGGAGATGATGTTGGAAATTCCTCAGTTTCGTTTACCTCTTCTGATTCACTTACTTCGTCTTCACCTTCCATTACATGATTTGCATGGTTTCCACCTTTTCCGTTGTGTTTCTCATCGAAACCACCTTTAAGGTTATCACCTGAATCTGAATCTTCTGGAGCATTTTGGTTTTCAATATCACCTGAATTAGGTGCATCTGAAGGGGTATCTTTACCCGTACCTCTATCGCTAGTAGCAGTTCTTGGGTTACCGTCAGCGGTATTACCAATTTTACTATCTTTGTTTATCTTAAGGTTATTTTCTAACCCTTCGCTAATTTCCTCATCTTCCGATAATTCAATTTCATAAACAACAGCTTCTCCTAAGTCATCATCTTCTTCGTCTTCAGTATCTTCTGGTGCTCCAATTTCTGGTGCAACTTCCGCTTCGCCATCACCTCCACCAAAATCTGGTGTTGGTTCTGCTCCTACTTCCGCTCCAACCTCTGGTGCAACCTCTGGTCCAATTTCTGCTTCTGGTTCTGCTTCGATTCCTATTTCATCACCGAATCCACCTTCTGCGTCCATTTCCCCTTGGTCTAGCATACTACCACCGCCCATTTTGACGTTGTATTCTGCTCCCGATACTGGGTCTTTAATAATTACTTCTTCTGATGATACAACTTCTATTTCGTCTTCACCTTGCAATTTCTTGTAAACTGATATAACTTCCTCGTCTGATGCTCCAGTCATGTCCATTCCGTAGTCTTCGCTACCTTCTTCTGCTCCAAGACCTATTTCTAGTTCTTCTTCTCCAGCGTCCATTCCTATGTTATCTAATCCAAGTTCTTCAGAACCACCAAAATCATCTTCTGGTGCGTCATCAATTGGTAATGCGTCAACATCTGTTTCAGTGTCAACGTCTTCGATATCCTCGATATCATACTCATCCTCATTTAAGGATTCGTTAAGCGTGCTAGTAATCTCTTCTTTCGCTACGGAACGAAGTATTTCTTTAGCATTCGAGCTTAATGTTTCCTCAATAAGGTTAAACTCCGCTAGTGCTTCTTCTATAATAGACTTTTTGTTGTCTTTCATTTGTTTTATTTTTTTACGTTTATTGTAATTCTACACAATAAGTATCGTGCAGTTACTTAATAAATATAGTTTATTTTTATAAAACACCCTTTTTAACCAAAAAAAATCTTAATTTGATTAAAATGAATATTTAATTATAATAAAAATTTGTTTAAATTGTCTATTAATAGGTCTTTACCCTTCTCTTCACCTTCCATAAATGGTTGAGCTTCAGACTTACTATTGAACATGAATGAGCCTGGAGTACTAGGGCTTGTAACAATATCCCAGCAAATCAATTCAAAATCGTCTTGTACTAATAATTTTCCAGCGGTTTCTTCTAATGAACCAACACCTCTTGAAGATACTCCTACACGAATCCCTTTTCTTAAAAAATTTGCGATATTATCACCTTCACATGATATAATTCCTTGGTTAATAAAACCTGGGGACATAATAATCTCTATTTCACCAACAAGTGTACGACCTTCCCACCAAATCTTTTTGATTTCATGTGAAACTCTACTGTTTGAAATAACTGATGATTCAGGGTGGTCACTCTCCCCAACTGCTGACCTATTCTCAATTAACTTTTGATAGTTTCTAGCTTCTCTTTTTAAAATATGTTCTGGATATATTCTACCGTTCTTGTTTTCAACTCCGTATTTTTGTAATACCACAAATAGCACTAATGGTTCAATCATTACACTACCTTTACCAATCTTACCTACTTCAGTAACAAACGCTTTGTTTCTAATATCATTTGGTTCAATAAAACCAGCGTCACCTTCAATAAGTAATCCAGTTCCAGTTTTACCGCCCCTTATTATTTTAAATTCGTTCATATATACCTTTTTCAATAAATATGCGAATAAACACAAAAAAGCCTAAACATTACGTTTAGGCTTCAATTAATACTTTTTTAGCATTTGCTTTTTTTTTGAAAAATTTAAAATAAATATCCCGATTAATTATTTCATTACAGATATGTTCACTTAGTCTTACTAACTCATCATTTAAAACCTCATCGGTTATTAAATGAAGTCTTTGTTGAAATAGAGTTATTTCACACGACATAAAACTAGATTTATTTTTTGATATGCCCGATTCTCGCATATCCATATCAACCATACTTATATCTTTTAATATACTTAAGTTTACATTCTTATATAAGTAAGATTTGATTCGTTTATCAAATTTTTTAATAATTGAACTATAATCTATTTCGTCATCATAATCAATTGGATTACCCCACCCACTAATTCTAACATATACTGTTTTAGGAGTATATTTATCAATCGTTCCAAAAACTACATTTAAATTATCGTTTACAGCTATTTCTAATTCGGTTCCTCTATTGTATTTCATTATACAAATATAGGTAAAATATAGGATTTGTCAACCCCTCTAATGACCCTAAAAACCAGGGTTCCTTAAAATGGACCGCCTATAAACAGTGAATTTACGCTAATTTTAGGTCTGAAAGAATTTTTTTTGGTAGAGGTTGTAGTTTAGGTACATCAGTATCACTTAATTGAGAATATACAACACACCCCTTAGTAGTTGAAGATAGATAATGGATTTGATTTGGGTCAATTACATAAGAATCACCAACACCATAAACTATATTTCTGAACTTATCGATAAGTTCGCCTTTAAGAATTAAACCGTGTTCATATTCTCCTTTATGTTTATGTGGTTTAATATAAGAATTTGATTCATATGCCATAAGCAAACATTTACAATCACTTGTAAATTTAAGTACCATTATTTTAACACCTTTAGAAATAGATTTTGGTAGTGTTTCCCATTTCTCTTTTATGAACATAATTTCATTGGGCGTTACATCAGGGAAAGACAATACAAAACCATCAAATTTCTTTTTGATATCACTAAGACCAGCCTTAGCTTTATTATAGTTCTCATTTTTTTCTGGTAAAAACAGATTTATTAAATTTTTCATTTTTTATTACTAACTATTAATTTAATGTCATGAAGTAAATCTAATATCTTATCATGACCCCTTTCATCTCTCACCCGTTGTTTTTCATGATTCTCTTCAATTTTATCGCTCTTTTCTTCCCAAAGAGTCGCCAATTCAATCACTTTTTTAGCTAATTCATCTTTATCTTCTTCAGATTTATTTAATTTTTTAGCTAACCAAAATATTGCCGCCCCCATCACAACCACCACAGGTGCTTGCTGAATTAACCATTCGACTAACTCAAGGGATAGTGGTAATAATGACATCATATTAGTTTAGTGTTGTTTTTAAATAATTAATTTTACTCATTTCAGATGCGAAACTATCTGTATTAAATTTACTTCTTAATAACTTATCTTTAACTTGTAATAAGGTATTCTTTTGTTCGATAGTACATTCTGTTAATTGAACATCCACTAAATCTATGCATTCACGTATTGTAGCACCATATAATTCTTCTTTCGCTTCATCAGTACTATTAATACTTAATCTAATAATCTTTTTTTCAAGTTCAGTTATATTTGCGTATTTTGTATTGAATTTCTTTTCTAATAAAGGAATTAACATTTTATTAGAATAAGGTTCAACTTCTCTTGGTGAATCATCAAAAGATGGTTTATAATATTTTTTAATAAATAATTTAGATTCAATAACCGCATTTACATTTTTAGTATTTCTTTCTAAATATGCAGCCTTAGTAATGTGTTCATGCAATGATTTTAAGTCATAGTCACCAGTATATAATTTATAACCATTTTTGGTTAAATATTTAATTAATTTATTGTTAATTTTATTTACCTTATCCTTACCTAAATTTTCTAATAATGAAATACATTCAGCATCGAACATTTCTCTTTGCTCTTTTTCACCCACTACCCCAAGTTTATTTTCTAACTTATCGAATATTTTATATTGAGTTCTTAAAGTAGAATTCTCTTTAAGGGCTTTAACATACCCCTTAAAGACTTTTTTACCCCTTTTATCTTTAGTGATAATACTATCCGCTAAAATATTTTTAAAGGTTTCGTTTATTTGTCCAAAATTTTGCATCGTTTTCTTTTTTAATAAATATGTAATTGACTTCAGTAAATCTGTTATTCATCTAATTTATCATCAGATTCATCTAATTTAATGTCAATTTCAGTTATCATATCATTTAAAGCGTCATTAAATTTTACTGATTTATCATAAATCTTTGTAACACTATCATTTATAATATCTTCATTTTTTGCTTTATTATCCAACATATCAAAATATTTTTTAGTTGAAATATCTTTAGGTTTCCTTTTCATATTCTCTTTAAGTAGTTTACCGCTCTTATTCCTACCTTCATCTGTAATATCACCACCTAAATCATCTTCACCACCTAAATCATCTTCACCAACATCTAAATCTTCATCACCTTCTAAATCTTCATCACCTAATTCTAAATCAGGTGCGTCAAAGCCTCCACCGAAGCCTCCACCGCCACCGCCACCTTCAGATGGGGCACCACCTTCACCTTCTTCATCAACAACTCCACCAATCTTAGCCATATCCATATCACCATAAACTCTATCTACTTTATCGAATATACCAGTGTTTGCAATTACGTTATGGGTATTCTCTAATTCAGCAGCCGCAGCTCTCTCAATTCTTTGTTCAAGTAAATCTTGTTTAATTTCATCATCACTCCAACCTAATATTTCTCTTTTGGCTCTAGTCATTGACATAGCACCAAATCCATTACCAGCATCAGACACAGCATCCTTATAAAGTGTTACTTTAGCGGCTGTATGCTCAATCTTAAGCATTTCAGCTTGTGTTGATGGGTTATTAAGCGTAATTGTAAAGTTATCAATATCATCATGGAACCCTAAAAGATATAAATGAATAATCGCAACTTTGTTTAATTCATGTAAAACAGCTTGTTGAATTCTATTAATAGTTCTTGAAAATCTAATATCTTGCAATGCAAGATTTTTACCTTCACCAGTTGGTTCTTCGAAACCTAAGAAAGTTTTAGGAACTCTAAGTGCCGTAAATAATTTTCTTTGTAAGTATTCAATATCCGCAATTTGGTCCAAGTTTTGTGCACCTGGAAGAGTATCAATAGGTGTTTGAGCATCTTCACTTCTAGTTGGAACGAAAATATCTTGGTCAATACCTAATTGATTATATCTTAAATCCATTTGACCAGTTTGTGGGTCAATAAGTGGAGCACGTTTAAATCTATTTGCAATTTCATCTACGTAAGCACCAACATCTTCATTATCAATGTTACCTACGAATATTTTATAAACCCTTCTTTCAGGTGCTCTCGTTACACGATACACAAGCATAGCATCTTCAGCTAAAATTAATTGTTTCCAAATACGTCTTGCTTTTTCTAAGAATGAAGTACCGTAAGGTAATTTTCTATCATCACCTAATAATCTAAAGTGGGCAATTTGCCATGAGTTGAAGGTGATATCTCTACCCTTCCAAAAGAATTTAGTTTTGTTACTCTTTTCATCAGCATTTACCCCTTCTAATTGAGATTGAGAAATGATACCTTGAATATCATTTTCTCTACGTTCTATTTCGAAGTTAGGTAATTGTCTTGCGCCAATAATACCAGAAGTTTGGTCAATGTTTAAGTGTACAAAGTTATCCCCGTATTTACAAAGGTTTCTGGTCCACATTGGTAGTGATGTGTGAATATCTAATCTATTAACAAATAAATCTTCAAGAATTCTTTTTACACGTTTACTACCTGAATAAACATTAATAATATCACCCTTATCATTAGGTGTTGTGGATTCTTCCATAAAGATATCTAACGTTGCAGATATTTCAGGGTAAAATTCCATTGTTTCAAAATCCGAGTATGAACCAATTCTAGTTGTTTCATAATGAATTGCTTGTTGATATAATTCACCATCAACCTTATTCCATAAGTTTGATAGGTATTTGTTTTGTTGCGCTTGTAATTTAGCAGCGTCAAATTCTTCCTTAGATTGTGTTTTAAGTAATTCACCATTACCTAGATTATATCTATTGGTTTTTTTTACGTGTGGGTTTAACCCATCTTTACCAAAAACATTTCCTAACTTTTGAAAAATTGTTAAATTTCTTTTTGCCATTTTCTTTTCTTTTATCTATTATACTAAATATTTGAATTTAATCAATAGTTTATATTTTATTTAGTTCCGCTAAATAACCACATGTATTGACCTGTTGGGTCTTGCATGTTCTTTGACACTTGTGGTGTAAATTTAGGGGTTTTAATTGATTCTCTATTTCTTTGGTTTTTCGGGACAAAATTTCTCCCTTGATACTTTTCTGCGGTTCTCTCACCAGCACCACTTATCCAACCAGATAACATAGCTTTGGTTTTTTCTTTAGCAATTTTCAATTTTTTAAATGAATGTTCAGCAACCCATAACGCATAAGCCAATGCCATAAGTAAATCATCATGGAAACCATCACTGTGGTCAGCCCTACCGTTTTTGAATATAAAAGTATTCATTTCTGATATCATTCTACGTGAACGAACTTTAACCCCTACGGTTCTAATCATCATTTCTAACCTAGCAACTACAGGTGTTCTTACACCAGCAGCACAGTTGAAGCCTGGATATTTACCAAGATTGTTTATATGAGCTATTTTATGTGTTAATTTATCAAGAGGTTTATTATTAATATCACCATAATATAAATTTGGTGTAGATAATTCCATTAATTTATTAATTGTTCCAAC